AGGCGGGTCAAGGTGAGGAAGCTAGAGAGCTGTTATCTGAAGAGCAAAACAAGAAGCTATACGCTGCCGCTCCTGCATTACGCAAGATTCAGACTCAGATGACTACCATCCATAATCAGATCAATATCATCAAGCAGAACACTAGAATGAGCCCAGAAGACAAGCGGGATCGGATTAATGCGCTAGAGCAGAGCCTAGACAAAGTAGCCCGCCAAGGCTATAAGATTGCAGAATCAGCGGGTATTAACCGTTAATAGGTCGTTCTCAAAAAGCCAGCCAATAGTTTTGCGGTGTGCTTCTTCCCACGCCTCAACACGTTCAGCCTTAGAGAGCGATTTGCCTTGGTCGATTTCCATGTGGCATCCGTAACACAAGGCGGCAACTCGGTAGTCATGCGCCTTAAGTCCTCTACCTTTACCATCTCGAAGCTGATTGGAATGTGCAGCCACGATTGTGCCGTTGTTTCTACCACACATCTGGCATGGGGATTTTCGTAAAACATCCAGTAAGTTCCTGTTTCTATACATTTATTTTTTTTAGTGGTATTATTTGCTGGATTATACAACAGGGGAGTTAAATGAAGATTTTACTGATTGATATTGAAACAAGTCCTAATACCGCTCACGTCTGGGGGCTCTGGCAGCAGAACGTCTCACTGAACCAGCTATTAGAATCATCCTATACCATGTGTTATTCCGCCAAGTGGCTTGGTGAGAAAGACATCTATTTCGACTCTGTACAAAAGAGTAAGCCACAAGCCATGTTAGAAGGCGTACACGGGCTTTTAGAACAAGCGGATGCCGTAGTCCATTACAACGGTACAAAGTTTGATATACCCACGTTAAATAAAGAATTCCTAGTCCACAAGATGGATCCTCCTCCACCGATTAAGCAGATAGACTTACTTAAAACGGTCAGAAGTCAGTTCCGATTCCCTAGTAATAAACTCGACTATGTAGCCCAAAGGCTGGGATTAGGCAAGAAAAAAGACCATGAAGGCCATACCCTATGGATTAAGTGTATGAACGGGGATAAGAAGGCATGGCAGACCATGGAGGACTATAATATACAAGACGTGCTCCTATTGGAAAAGCTGTATAAAAAGCTGCTCCCATGGGTCAAGAGCCCTGTCAATGTCACCATTATGAAGAAAGACCGTAATGGCTTTGATTGTCCTACTTGCGGTAAACCTCATTTAGTAAGCAAAGGATTTAGATATACCACTACAGGCGCATATCAACGTTATCAATGTAAAGCCTGCGGTGCATACTCAACTGATAAGCGGTCTGTAATTCCTCACGCACAACTTAAACATCTATCATGAAGCTAACTCCAGCCATCCTACGAAATCTGTATTCAGCAATCTACTGCATGCAACCATTCCATAAGTGGCCTATGCCATTGCCAGAGCAGATTAAGTTCGTTGTAGATCAGGATCCCGAAGTAATGGGAACCTATCTATACGATGACGGGGAAAAGTTTGAGCACATCATTACTATCTCGGATAAGAAGTGCGGTCATTTATCGACCGTGATCCGTGTGCTAATCCATGAATGCGTACACATGAGCCGGTGGAAAACTACTAAATGGACTCACCATGACGCTGAGTTTAGAAGGAGAACCAAAGTCATCTCCGAAGAGCTTGGCTTTGATCCCCTAGAGCTTTAATTAAAGAACTCTTTACTTAGTCTTAATCGTATTAAAGAACTCTTTAGTACTGGATAGAACGCTGTTAATCCAGAACTCGTTGACTTCCTTTAAACGTTCAACTAATTCTTCGTAGTGCTTTGCTGCTTTTTCAAATTGCGAATAGATCATATGTTTCTCCTAGTAAACAAATTAAACAATATGTCTATTATAAGATACATTTTGCTGCGCTGCAATATACACACTATACACACTATACACATTACTTAGCCAGCATGTATAGGCCTACGTTAGAGAAGGAATAGCCGGCATAGACCACAGCAAGCCATAGATTGCCCCGTACGGCCTGTTCTCCGGCGATATAGGCGTAGATCAGACCGGTGACGATGATAAGCCAGCTACTCATTTAACGGTCTTCCAGTGCGTTCCATTTAGCTTCTGATTGTCTTCCTTGCTCTTCCAGTATTGTTGCTGGATGGCTATGTATTCTCGGCTATTGATTCGGCTCATTTTCTTTCCTTCTTTGTCGAGCTTGGTCTTAATCTTCAGTCCTGTACCGTCTAACTTGATTAGGTATTTAGCGAACTCTAGCTTCTTAATATTGTCTTCGGTATCCCATAGAGCGTCACTGAGCTTCTTATTCAAGTCGGCAATATATCTACGGATAGGCTGATGAGTAAACCTTCCTTTGGAGTTCATATACCATAGCCAATCAGACGGGAAAAACGGATATTGTTTACAGAACTCTTCTGCTTCTTTTTGGGTATATCCTTTTTTCTCTGCAAGGATCATGTATGTTTTCAAGCAAGACCAATCCTTGATCCATGCATAGATCACCATCTTAGCTAGTTTTAGTTGTTTTTCTTCCATTTTTCTTCACCGGTTTAAGTGAGCTTCCTTCAATAACTTCAACACCATCTTCAGGTCTAACTCGGTATGCATCAACTGCTTGGGTAAGCATACTAACCAGTCCGTGCTGGACGAGGACTTCGAGTCCATCTTTATCAAAGTCAACTTGGGCAACCGCTGATCCATCTTTGTTTTCCTTAATGATCTTAACTATGATTTTCATGATTATCCTTAAATGTTAATACGGGCTTATCTAAGGCCTCCTGAGCCCATTTAATGTATTGACGCATCTCATCGGTATTCATGCCGCCAATCGCAGCAGCAGTATGTCCTATAGGTTTTCCTATTTGATCGTAATAGACTTCCCTGACCTCAAAGTAGTCTTCGTGGTCATCGCTCATGTTTACTACCCTAAGATTCCATGTCATACATTCTCCTATCGTGATCCGTAAATTTGTTTCTCTAATTCTGAAATGCGTTCGGTTTGTTTAACAATAATATCAGCCTGCTCTTTAAGAAAGTGAGCAACATCCATCATATACAACTCTCCGATGATAGCAATATAATTAGCGGCTACAAATTCAATGTCCTCTGCAAGTTCGTAAGCGTTCATGATTTAACACACTTCGAAAAGGACTTTCCATCCATCCACATTTGCGGTCTATATGCAAGACCAGCCATAAAAACTCCCAACAGCATCCACCATGCTGATCTGTCAAGAACAAAGACTATATATGCAGAACCTCCAATAGTTAAGAGTTCCCAAAAAATTATATATATCAGGTATGTAATTGCTCTCATTTGATTCCATGCGCCTCCTCTAATGCCCGTGCAAAGTCGTAGATAGGCTTGCGTAGAGCGGCCGTTAATGCATCTGCAATAGCGTCATTGATATCCTCACCCTTGAACTTGGTATGGAACATAGGGATCATGCATTGCGTAGCCATCTCTGCAATCTTCTCATCGCTCAATGGCTTCTGTTTAACGTGGCTAATGATGGCTTTTACTTCGTTGTATTGCTCATTCATTAACATGCTTAATACACGTATCTCTTCGTTATTAGGTTTTCCGCTAGCTAAGATACGGTCTTCTGTGGTAAAGGTAGTAATGATTATCTCCTCAAGTTTGTTGATCGGTTGTTTGCTTGTTGCTTTGGTGTTGCCCATCTACAGTTATTAGGCTCATAGTTTCCGTCATTATCTATCCTGTCAATAGAATGTTTGTCAGAAGGTCTTTTCCCCATATCCTGCAAAAAATTTTCAAAACTTAACCATCTTTCACATACTTTAATGCCTCTGCCGCCATACCTATGAAAGCTGGATGCTGATTTGTAATGCGTTCTAGAAAGAATATCTAACCAGCATTTATATTCCCAAGTATTACTTTTCCCATGTTTTGTTGCCCGTTGCTTTGTAAGCTCGTTTCTAAGACAGCCGCAAGACTTTTGCCTTCCACTATTTAATGTATGAGTAGGCACAACACAAGAATTCCCACAGTCACATAAACATTTCCAGTGATAGTGCGCACTCTTTTGATAGGCAAATTCTTGAATCGTTAGACGTTCATATTTTTTGCCAACCATTTTGTCAATTGTGTTTTGTAATCTAGTCATGCAGTCAATATAATGGAAATAGTAAATGTTGTCAAATGGTAAATGTAGTCATGCCTTTCTCCTTGTACGTTTCTTGATTGCAACAATACCCTCTTCTTTTGGCTTACGGGCTTCCAGCATTTCATCAGCATACTTATAAGCCAGTACAGCCGGCTCTTCGTCCACCGAGTAGTCGCAAGAAAGAATCCCGCAGAGCGCAAACATAGCACATACATCTCTCAAGTCTGTTTCATTCATAAATATTCCTTGTATTAATCCATCCTTTAATTTTCCAACCAATAAATCTTAATACACTCATACTCCATACTTTATCTAAACGTTCTCTTAACTCATAATTCTCAAGTAAAAGCTCGCTGTTGTGCATAGACAGAAGGTTCCATGCTTTTTGTATATCTGTATTTGAGTATGAACTTAGGTTACCAACTCTTTTTTGCGTATCTTCTTCTTGCTCATTCATTGGAGTGTTTCCCCTTCATCTCTCATAAAATTAATTGATTGTGAATCATACATGTTGTCGCAATTCAATAGAAATATATTCTTGGTCATCTCCATTTCATCGCATACCTTGACCGCAATATACAAAGTAATTAATAAAGCTTCTACATTGCTGGCCTCTTCGTCCTGCAGGATATCGCCAATCATGTTGATAAGCCTTATCACTCTTTCATTATCGTGGTCAAGACTAAGGAACATTAGTGCATCTCCAAAGTTTTAATGCGGTCGACAATCAATGTATCAATATACTTCCCTTCATACGCTATCTTATTGATGCCGGCAATCTTACCAATCGTCTTGATTACATCAGAAAGCGCTCTGTTGTATCCAGCCTTATAGTTATCACCGTCATTGAGCACGGACTCAATCCCATCACGAATCAATGCGGAAGCCTTACCTTCTTTGGCATACCCAACGATACGTGCATGCATCTCCGGTTGAAGATATACGCTATACGGGATCATATTTCTTTTTACTTTTTCCATTCTTCGTAGTCTTCTTTAAATTTTAGGAAAGCATCCCGTGCTTTTTCATTAGTCTTAAGTTCAGCCCTAGAATCAATCTCGAAGTAATACTTTAACCATTCACTGCATTCGGCCTCAGTCATTACATTCTCATTGCAACGCATGTCAATGTATTCCCAAAACAGTTTATCTCTGCATAGCATACCAGCCATAGCTACTGCTGGATGATGCTTCTTAAACTCTTTACGGTCTAACGGTTCTTCATTGTCTCCAATCCTCACCATTACCACCATGTAACGGGATCCTACAAAGTCACGCATCAGCTCTTCTGGCAGCTCATCTGGATGGACAGCCAAGGACAGCGAGTAGCCATCCTTAGACTGCTTCAATCCGGTTTTGATACTCTCAAACTGAATTGTTTCCATGACTATCCTTAATCGTCAAACGGCATCTTCTCATCGGAACTAGCGGCCTTCTGACCGTCCGGTTTCCATGTATCTACCTTGAGCGATAGGAAAGAGTTACCTGCTTGGCTCTCACGCTTCCATGCGCTTAATTTAACTGTTACTAGACCATCAGAGCTATCCAATAATTCCCGTAGATATTCAGGGTCAAACTTAATCTCGCCCCACATATCGGGAGACTTCTCATACTTCTTCTCTTTGGTCTTCCATAGTCCACCACTGTTTGGATATTCGTTACTCATCATTTTCCTTTCAATTCATTCTTGGTTGTTTTAAATAAAGCAAAAATAGCATCGTAGATCTTAGCGTTCTTTTCTTTTAGTTCCTCGAACAAGTTCTTATTGATCTTGTAGATATTGTTTACATCATCAGGTGTCTTCGCTAAACCAATCAGCATATTCACGGCTTGCTGAAGGGCTACAGGCCAGTCACCAGACTTATCTACTTTAATCTGCCATGGATCAGAATCATCAAAGAATTCTTCCTTTGGAGCTTCTTTCTTGACTTCTTTCTTTGGAGCCTCTACTTCTACTACATCAGGGGGCAAGTCCTCACCGTTGTAGATGTATAGGCCAATTCCGTGGAGTGCGATTGCCTTGGCCAAGCAGCGTTGCATAGCGGTATTTACGGCAAACGAGTCCGGTTCAGCAATCGGTTTGTTACGGTAATCCATAACCGGTAATTGCGCAGTCCTAGAGATATCATTTGCGACAACGGTACAAAATACCATGACAGTACCGTTTCCCCATCTTTGATACTCCGGATAAAACCAATGGGCTTTCGGGTCAGCAAGTAAGAGTTGGTCAACCGCCCACGCCCACGATAAGTATGTGAGTCCATTTTTCTTCTCCGTATATTTAGATACGTCAATCTTTCTAAGTTCTTTGTATTCCATCATTTTTCCTCTAATGCAATTTCAATTAATTTCTCGGTGTAGTGAATGACTTTTCTAAGGTCTTCGATTCCACCTTTGTCTCGCCATCTGGAGATGTATTTGACAATATTACCTTCAAGGTATCCGAGTCCATTTTTAGTAATGTAATCCCATGGTTGTATAGCAGATTTAGCATAATGCGTTCCTCCCACTTGCATGTCATTTGCGCTCATTAATTCCTCGCATACATAAGTACTACAACTAAACATATAAATCCAATAAATACGTTCATAGCCATACCTATGTAGTACTCTTGACGTAATCTAATTGGATCCCCTATGAGCCACTTTTGAATCTCCAGCATGTCAGGATCTTGCTCGACATATTTTGGAGGTTCATAGTAAATACCCATCTTTATTTTACCATTATCATACGGTGGCGTTCTCATAATGTTTCCAAATACATCTGTGCCATATTGCTTGCATAGTTCAGGATCCACTTAGGATCATCTTCTGATCCAACGCAGATTGCTGGGTTAGCTAACAATGCCAACACGAAGTCATAAATCATTTCTTGTTTTGTTTTCATGGTTACTCCTATGCGCAGTAAATTGGTTTAATA